TCAACGCCTTAATAGTAAGTAATGGAAGATAAAGAACTGGACTACTCGAAGAAAATAATTCGAGACATCAGAGCGCTTCTTTGGATAGTTACTATTGCAGGTATTGTACTTGCATTTTGTTGTGTATATAGAGGCTTTTTAGGAACTCTAGGATGGATAACTACTTTAGTGGGTCTTCCTTGGAGTGCATATAGCACAGTATGTAGCTTCTATCTAAATATGGCTAAAAGCGACCATCGTGAAGGTGGAATTACTTATGATATGGCTATGAAGCAATTTGATGATGAAACTGATAGAGGAATTTAATTAAGGGGGCTGGAAACAGCCCCTTTATTTTTATATTAAAAAGTGTTATAATTAAATAAAAAGTAGGTGAAACAATGACGATTATTTACACTGATGGCTCTGCTTTAAAATCTGGTAAAGGTGGTTTTGGAGTGGTTGTATGTGAAGGTAAACCAAATCAAGAGCCAGAAGATTATAAACTAATAGCGGCTTATTCAGAACGCGCGGAAGCCACGACTAATAACCGCATGGAGATGAGCAGTGTGCTGTATGCACTCAAGGTATATGGCGCCGCCGCAGATGATTTTACTTGTCCTATTGTTTATAGTGACTCAATGTATACCATAAATAGTTTTACTACATGGATAAAAAGTTGGAGGCGTAATGGCTGGACTCGCTATGGCGGAGGAACTCTTGAGAATTTAGATTTAATTCAAGAATATGATGACCTTACAGAACGACAAGGTAGAAGCATAGAGTTAAGATATGTAAAAGGTCATAATGGGCATAAATGGAATGAACTAGCAGATGATTTAGCAACTGCGCGAGTCAGCCCTGAAGAGGCTATGGAGAGAGGTTAATGGTTTTTATAATCATTAACCTCTCTTTTGTTTTTTGCTTGATTTAAGTTTGATAATATGATATAATATACATAGAAATAGATAGAAAGGCGGTAAAATTAAATGATTTATATTGCCAATAAGAAACGAAAGGATAAGATAAATGGCTAAAGTATATGATGAACAAAGTATTCAGTCTTTAAGCCCTTTGGAGTTTACACGCTTGAGGCCTGGTGTCTATGTCGGAAGCACGACCTATTCTACTCAACTTCTGATAGAGATAGTGTCTAACTCGGTCGACGAATATAAAGCGGGCCATGGAGATAAAATTAATATCACTGTACTTGAAGATGATACGGTAATGGTCGAAGATAATGGGCAGGGTTTTCTGGTTAATTCAATAAGAGAAGATGGTAAAACTATCTTGGAAGCTGCCTTTAGTGTTTTAAATACGAGTGGCAAATATTCTGAAGATGGCGTGTATGAAGGTACAGCTTTAGGATTAAATGGTATAGGTTCTAAGTTGCCAACCTTCTTGAGTCACTGGCTTGAAGTATGTACCCATAGAGGCGGTAAATACGAACACATTTGGTTTGAAGAAGGCGTTTTTCTGAGACGAGAAATCGGAGACTGCAATGAAAAAACTTCTGGTACTACTGTTTGTTGGAAGCCAAGTGAAGAGTTTTTTGAGCATACAGAAGTAGATAATAAAGTCATTACTAATCTTTTTGCTGTTCTTGCTTGTCTCTGTCCTGGCTTAACTATTAATTTTAATTTTAAAGGCACAGAAACTGTTTATAGTTCTAAAAATGGTTTACATGACCTCGTAGATGAAGCAGTTAAAAATAAGGAAATTCTCAAGAACCGTTTTACCATGGATTTTGAGAATGGGAAAAATAAGCTTGATTTAGTTCTGACTTATACTGATGCTTATTCTGCTACTATAGTGCCTTATGTAAATACGGGTCTTACAGATAGTGGCCCTCATATAACTCAGATAAAAACAATTCTAACAAGAGAAATGAATAAGTTCTTCCGAGAAAAAGGATGGCTTAAAGAGAAGGACGAAAATCTTTCGGGCGAGGATATAGGAGAAGGACTTTATGTCATATTTAACCTAACGGCTCCCGGAGTGTCGTATGATGCTCAGACTAAATCTCGCATAGTCAAGATTGATATGAAACCATTCACGGGTGTTATCACTGAAGAACTTCAATATTGGTTGGCGGCAAATGAGAAGGATATAAAGAAAATTGCGGACAAGGCGCTTAACGCTCGGAAAGCGAGAGATGCTGCGCGTAAGGCCAGGGATTCCGCACGAGGAATTAAGCAGAAAAAAGAAAAAGCTCTTAAATTTGCGTCTAAACTTGCAGACTGTAATAGTTCCAATCGGCAAGAATGTGAGATATATATAACCGAGGGTGATAGTGCCACGGGTGGATTAAAAATGGGACGTAACGAGAAATTCCAAGCGGTTATGCCGGTAAGAGGAAAAATTCTTAATTGTCAAAAAGCAAGTCTTGAACAAATTCAGAAAAATGCTGAAATTATGACTATGATTGAGGCTTTTGGTTTAACACTTGATACCAAGACTATGAAAGTTACTTACGATAAAGATAAGCTTCGATATGGCAAGATTATTATTATGAGTGATGCTGACGTTGATGGGGCACATATCAAGAATCTCTTCTACACGTTTATATGGAATTTTTGTCCACAACTCATATATGATGGTTATATTTATGCGGGAGTTCCTCCTCTTTATAAGGTTACTGAACAGAGTGGCAAGTCTTACCAGTATTTAGTAAATGATGCAGCTTTGGAAGAATATCGCAAGACTCATTCCTCTATAAAGTATGAGGTCTCGCGTCTAAAAGGCTTGGGCGAAATGTCAGAGGACGAGGTCAGTGAGACATTGATGGACCCCGCAAATCGTATAATTAAGCAGATTAGTGTTGAAGATGGAGCTAATGCGTCAAAATTATTTGAGGATATGATGGGCAATAACATAGCCGCTAGAAAGCAATTCTTAAAAACATACTCCGAGGAGGCCATGTACAATGTGGAATAATAACACGATTGAAGATGAAATACAACGAAATAGTTTGGAATATGGCGTGAGCGTAAATACAGACCGTTCTATTCCTGACGCCAAATCTGGTTTAAAACCTGTTGCTCGCAGGATTATTTATGATGCTTATGAAAAGGGATTTACTTCTAACAAGGGGCATGTAAAATGTGCAAGCATAGTAGGAGATACTATAGCTCGCTTTCATCCGCATGGAGACACTTCTGTATATGATGCTATGGTGCGTCTTTCTCAAAGCTGGGTAATGCGCTATCCTTTAATAGACTTTCATGGTAACAATGGTAATATTCTCGGAGATGGCGCAGCTGCTTATAGGTACACAGAGGCAAGACTTGCTAAAATTAGTGAAGATGGATTACTTGCGGGATTAAAGAAGAAAAATGTTCCTTTTACTCCAACTTTTGATGAAAGAGATGAAGAACCAACAACTTTTCCGGCCATCTTCCCAAATCTTCTCTGCAATCCCAATGAAGGAATAGGTTGGGCAATTGGTTGTTCATGGGCTCCACATAATTTGAAAGAAGTTTCACAAGCAATTCTTGATTACCTGGATGGGAAAGAACCGATGCTGCCTGGCCCAGATTTCCCAACAGGTGGGATTATAATTAATAAGCAAGATATTCCGAAAATTATGGCTACGGGTAAAGGCAGTGTTAAAGTCCGTGGAAAATATAAAATCGAGAAAAATAACATTGTATTTTATGAAATCCCTTATGGAACAAGAGTAGAAAGCTTAATGGAAGAAATTGGCAAAGCTTGTGAAGAAGGGAAAATCACAGATGTCGCAGATATTCGGAATGAGACAAGTAAAAAAGCTGGCTTAAGACTTGTAATACAGGTAGAAAAAGATGCAAACATTGATAAGGTGGTTAATCAGCTTTTCTTAAAAAGTAATTTACAAAATAGCTTTTCTTATAATCAAGTTGCTCTTATTAATAAAACTCCTACAGAATTAAATTTAAAAGGAGCTATTGAGGTTTATGTAAAACATAATATAGAATGTATCATAAGAGAGGCTAAGTTTGATTTAGAGAAGGCTTCAGCAAGATTAGAGATAGTTAATGGATTAATAAAAGCTCTTGAAGATATAGACAATATTATCATACTTATTAAAGAATCTGCATCTGCGGTCGCCGCTAAGCAGAACCTAGTAGACAAGTATAGTTTTTCTGAGCCTCAAGCTAAAGCAATCGTAGATATGAAACTTGGTAGGTTGGCAGGACTTGAAAAGATAGAGCTTAATAATGAGAGAATTGATTTACTTACCGATATTGAAGATTTAAATGCTTTGGTCAGCGATGAAGATAAGCAAAAGCAAGAATTAATTAATCGGCTTATAACTTTTACAGCCAAATATGGAGATGACCGTAGAACAGAATTGGCGCAAATTGAAGTCCCCAAAGCAGAAAAAGAAGTCGTGGTAGTAGAACCAGAAGACTGCGTTGTTATAATCAACAGCAAGCATCAAGTAAAACGCATAGCAAAGAAGTCTTTTAAAGCACAAAAGCGCAATTCAGTGGGTATAAAGACCGCAGGTGATATAGTAGCTTTTACCGCATCCACGAATACTCAAGATACTTTAATGGTATTTACTTCCAAGGGTAAGATGTATAGAGTTCTCGTTGATAATATTCCAGAAGGCACTAATACATCAACGGGTGTTCCTATTTCTAGCTTAATTGAATTTGAGAATAATGAAGTTCCTATGGCATTTACCACTTTGACTAGAGATACAGATAAGCAGTTCATTTTCTTTGCAACAAAAAATGGTATCATAAAGAAAGTTCCACTCTCAGAATATGATAAAATGAAGCGTACCGGCATCATAGCCATAAACTTCAAAGAGGGCGACAGTCTTGCGGCAGTAACATTCGTCAATCAAGAGGATGTAATGTTAATAACAAAGAAAGGTATGAGCATAAGATTTGATAGTACGGAAGTGCCTATTTCTTCTCGAATTGCGCAAGGAGTTAAAGGCATAAGCTTGAATGAGGGCGACCAAGTTATCGCAGCTTTACCTATCTCCAATCCCGCAGGTTCTTTGGCTATTGTTATTAAGAGTGGTTTGGGAAAGAGAGTAAGCTTAGACGAGTTACAAAAGCAAAAACGCGCAGGTCGTGGAGTTAAAATTTCTCAAAATCAAGAAGTTATTGGAGCTGCTATCGTAATGGAAGATGAAAAAATTTATATTAGTGGAAACGAACATTCTATTTGTATTAGCGCTTCTGAACTGCCAATGCTTTCTAGGATTTCACAAGGAAATGTATTATTAAAAAACGATAAAGAAATTGTTTCAATTGTAAAAATTTAACATATGGGCAAAGGCGGAAAAGGTGTTATAATTAATTTTTATATATAGTAGGTTATTCAACCACTATATAAATAAAAAAGGAGTATTGGAAATATGGATAAACAAGAATGGGTTGATGAAATTGCTAAGGAAGACCCAAGGGTCAAGTTTGTACGTTTAGATGATGAAATGATTGGACATCATCAAGATAATGGTCGTTTGTCAGTATTAATGGTATATTCTCGAGGGGATAATCGAGGAAAATATTATTATTGCCAATGTGATTGTGGGAAAAAAGTTGGCGTATGGGGTAATCATTTTAGAAAAGGCCATACTAAAAGTTGTGGTTGCTGGCATGATGAATCTAGTAGAATACAAATAACAAAGTTAAACTCGTCTGGAAAAGGATACCAAGGACATGATTTAACTGGACAAACATATTTTGACTTTAAAGTATTAGAAAAAGTAGATAAAAATAATAACTCTGAATGGATATATAGATGTATCTGTCCAAAATGTGAAAAAGAATGTTTCAAGACGGAAAAAAGTATGCGAGAAACTATTTCATGTGGTTGTTTTCGTGGCAGTCAAGGAGAAAACAAAATACAAGATATTTTAGAAAAAAACAATATTCAATTTGTTAGAGAGAAAACTTTTAGTACTTGTAAAGATAAAGGTTCTTTAAGGTTTGATTTTTACGTTAATAATTCATATCTAATTGAATTTGATGGAGAGCAGCATTTCAAAGACAGAAATATTTTCGATACCCCTATAGAAGATTATCGACGTAGAGATGAAATAAAAAATCAATGGTGTAAAGAGAATAATATTCCCCTTATTCGTATTCCATACACTCATTTAAAAAAGATTTGCTTAGAAGATTTATTACTCGAAACTTCTCAGTTCATTATAAGATTTTAATTAAGGAGGTAGAATATGGAAATACCTCCTTATGTTCCCGAAGATATTGAAGCTTTTAAAGATTATGCAGAGAAAGTTTTAGATAATGCTATGTGGAGTTTAGCTCCATTAACTCCAGAAGAATATCGGTTAATATACGGAATAGTGGAGGAAATTAGCGGGATATGAAAACAAAACGTGAGTTAATTTTAAAATATTGCCCAATGGGATATTTGGTAGGACTCTCAGAGGATTTTCTCTGGAGTCTTATCCCCAATAACGTAAAACGTAGAAATGGCTATCCATCTTCAAGGAAAATAAAAGGAACGAAGAAAATTTCCCCTATCAAGAAATTCTGGGCACAACGAAGAAGAGTATTTATGATGCTTGAAGCCATGGCGGATGAACGACTTCAAAAAGACTTTGAAGAAGGTTATTTTAATCATTTTGTAGATATTAAAGACTTTGCAATAGGAGATAAAAAACCATACTTCCCAGTAAAGAAAAATCCTTATGTAGTTAACGTATCACCTTCTGTAGAAGCTATTTATGACTCTTGGAGGAAATCAAATGAGAAGGAAAGCCATGTGTGAAGATAGTATTGCAGAGTTAAAAGAGTCTATTGCCAAGCTGGCTGAAAATATGCCTCCCGCAGAAATTATTTCCGATTTGATTTACACTTTAATTATAAAGGATTGTAAATATGAAAATAGAAAAAATTCTTGAAAATCCTTCCTCTCTAGAGTATGAAGGAACCAGTATTACCCGTAATGAAGAAGGTACTTATAAAATTGTTCATACTTTTAAGAATGATAATCGTATTCGTACTATAACTTTACATCGAGTACAATTACGCTATGAACCAACCTTGGGTACTTTTCTCCCTTATGAAAACCTAGTATGGCCTTTTGATGTTGCAGCTGTTTATTTTGATGAAGCCAATAATTGCATAATATCTATAGAAGATGAAACTATTGAAAGAAATTAATAAAAATGATATAATATATATAAAAGGAGTGATGAAAGAATGGACAAAATGCAAGAGCTTATAGATTTTCTTAATGAGAATACTAAACTTTATGAAGCTGGAACTCCTAAAATTACGGACGCGCAATGGGATGACGCTTACTTTGAGTTAAAGCGATTAGAGTCTCTTACCGGCATTACTTTGCCAGAATCTCCTACCCAAAGTTTAAAATATAATGCTGTAACAGGGCTTGAGAAAGTTACTCATAATCACCCTATGCTGTCACTGGATAAAACAAAATTATGGTCTGAGTTTATAGATTATTTTGAAGGACAGCCTGCGGTTTTAATGCTAAAACTGGATGGGTTAACTTGTAGTCTTACTTACCGAAATGGTTATCTCGTATCGGCAGAAACAAGAGGTAATGGAGAGACAGGAGAGAATATTCTCCATAATGCTTATGTAGTAAATTCCATCCCAAAATTAATAGACTATAAAGACGAGCTTATAGTTGATGGTGAGATTGTTTGCTTGGCAAAAGATTTTGAGCCTTTTGCGGGAGAATATAAAAATCCTCGCAATTTTGCTTCAGGCAGTATTAGGCTTCTTGACTCAAAAGAATGTGAAAAAAGAAACTTAACTTTTGTAGCTTGGAATGTGGTCAGCGGTCTTGAAGGAAACAGTTTTATCCAGAAACTTGAAGGATTAAAAGAATTTGGATTTGATATTGTTCTTCATTTAGACCACATTGGAGATACCGCGGAAGCCGACTTTATGAAGGATAAAGCCAAGGAATTAGGCTATCCTATAGATGGTCTTGTTGGACGTTTTGATGACATAGAATATGGCGAAAGTCTCGGTCAAACGGCCCATCACGCGGCCGCCGCCTTTGCTTTTAAGTTTTATGATGATATTTATGCTTCCACACTTGAAGATATAGAATGGTCTATCGGAAAGAGCGGTCAGCTTACTCCTGTAGCTATTTTTAGGCCGATTACAATAGATGGAACTGAAGTCTCTAGAGCTAATTTGTTTAACGTTAGCACAATGACAGAGCTTCTTGGAGAGCAACCTTTTTATGGAGAAATAGTAACAGTTTTTAAGGCAAATTCTATAATTCCTCAAATTGGTAGTGCAGCTAAGGAAAATTTAGCTGGCGCAAAAACTTTTCCTATTCCTACTGTTTGTCCAGCTTGCGGAGGAACAACAGAAATAGTGGAGTCTGATGGCGGGGTTTTGACTCTTGTTTGTGCAAATCCTGAATGTAGCGGTCAGCTTATCAATGTAGTAGACCATTTTGCAGGCAAAAAAGGATTAGATATTCGAGGACTTTCAAAAGCAACTCTTGAAAAATTGATTGATTATGGTTGGCTTGAGAAACTTAGTGACATCTTTACTCTATCAGAACATCGAGACCAATGGGTGCGTAAACCCGGCTTCGGCATTAAATCTGTAGATAGAATACTGGAAGGTATAGAAGATGCTAAATCTACCACACTTGAAGCTTTCATATCGGGATTAGGCATACCCCTGATTGGTAGGACGGCAGCAAAAGAGTTATGCAAACATATCAATAGCTATGAAGAACTAAGAGAAAAGGTAGACAATGATTTTAATTTTGCTGAATATCCTACTTTTGCTTATGCGAAGTCTGAGTATTTGAAAAACTTTAATTATACCGAAGCAGATAAAATTTATCCTTTATTGAGATTTGCGGAAACCGAGGTCGATAGTGTCGATAAGGTATGCTCAGGGATGACCATATGCATCACTGGTAAGTTGAAAGTATTTAAGAAGAGAGACGATTTAAAAGCTTGGATTGAGGCTCGTGGAGGCAAAGTTACAGATAGTGTAACTAGCAAGACTACGTATCTTATTAACAATAACCCTGACTCTACTACGGCTAAGAATACAGCTGCTATAAATCTCGAAATACCAATCGTAACGGAAGAGGAGTTTTTAAATGAGTTCGAGGGTAACTAAATATCGAGTAGCTTTTATAGATGGCACGGTGCAAGAATATGAGCTTGAAAGATACTCGATAGGTATAGATATTGGATGGGTAAAAATCAGTATTAGAGACGGAAATGAAGCACCTAGACCAATTGCTTACATGCCTTCTTCTCAGATAGCTTGCATAACATTGATTTAACAAATAAAATATATTATAATATAATTATGAATGAGAGGTAATGTCAATGAACGCTGAAATTCACTACCGAGATAATCATAGTGAAACTTATAAGGATGTAGTTCAAGCTGATACAATAGATAATGGAGCTTGGTTAGAGCTTATCTTCGAGGGGAAAACTTTAATTTTCCCAAGAGAAGTAATCTTTAGTTTCGTTCTTACAGACTAAATTGACGTTATAAATTATTTTCATTATAATATAAAGGAAGAAAGTAATGACTCAGAAACAGAAAAGAAAGTACGCATAGGAGCTTGCTTCATGCGAGCTTATTCTGGCGGATAACACCGCAACGAAAGAGGAACAATCCCATGCCCAAAATCGCATTATGTCATTGAGTAATCAGATAGGATGCTTGAAAGACGGATTAAATATATTATTAGAAATTGACGAAATGGTACAAAAAGAATTAGCGTCAAGAGAATGAAAAGGAGAAATATATTATGGCAGCAATGAAGCCGCAGACAAGAGCTGTTCTCGATTATCTGAGACAGAACGCAGACAAAGACCTTACCGCAGCAGACGTAGCCGAGGCCCTCGGTCTTGATACTCGTCAGGTTAATGGTAGTTTTACTTCTTTCCAGAAGAAGGAATGGGGTTTCCGTGAGGAAGTTGAGATTGAGATGCCCGATGGCTCGCATCGCAAGGCTAAGCTTCTGCACCTGAATGACCTCGGCATGACAGTTGACCCTGACTCCGCTGAGTAATTTATAACGAGGGACTGGCTTATTACTAGTCCCTCACTTTTTTGAAATTATGATTACGATTATTATATTAAGTGGTTTGTGTTTAATTGCAATAGGTTTTGCATATCACTTTTATAAGGCGAGTCGTGAAACCTTTGTAAGAAACTTAGACCTTGAAACAGAAGAAAGCTCTCTAAAATAGAGCATAGCTGTCAAGAAACAAGAGATAGAAAACTTGTCAGCCACTATATAGGGCTAGAATAATGTTCTAAGCTCTTTAATGAAAACATCTGAAAACTTGCGGGCTGGCGCTCAAGAGCAAGCTCAGTAGGAGTATGAAAGCAGGGTTTCCGCGCTTTCCAAAGAATATGAAGCCAAACTTTCTTCTCTTGATAATGAGTATAATCTAAAGCTTACTAATTATCAAGCTAAAGAAAAAGCTGAACAAGCGAAGATTGATGATTTAAAAGCTAAGCAATTAGCTTATATTCAAGCTAAACAACGAGAAGCTGAATTGGAAGCTCAAAAAGATTACTATAGACTTGTATTGACTGATGCGGATTTGCAAGATATAGAGTCACTACGAGCCTTGCAACGTAGCCTCTACCGCAAAGATGTTATAGATAAAATGATATGGGAGGCTTATATAAAGTCTCTGTATGATACTTTAATGTCTCATTTGTTTGAGTCTACCGCAAAAATAAGTGGGATATATAAAATTACAGACCTTATAACTGGTCAAGTATATATTGGTCAAAGTGTTGATATGCGCGAGCGTATGAGACAACATATTAAAGCCGCTCTTTCTTCTGCTCCTGCTACTAATAAATTATATCAAGCCATGAAGAAAGATGGTATTGAGAATTTTACCTTTGAAGTTCTTGAAAAGATTTCTAAAGATAAATTAAACGAAAGAGAAGTATATTATATCGACCTGTATAAATCTAAAGAGGTTGGTTTGAACCGCACTGTAGGAGGCGCTTAAATGATACGAATTATAGATAGTAGAGCTTCAGGCAAGACTAGTCGTTTAATGCTTTTAGCGAAGGAGAATAATGGAATTCTGGTTTGTAATAATCCATATGCAATGCAGTCCAAGGCTCATGCTTATGGACTAACAGGAATAGATTTTGTTTCTTATAACGCATTTATTGCTGGCGATTATGATACCAATAAACCAGTTTTTATAGACGAAATTGAAATCTTTGTAAAACAGTTCGGGAAAGTAGCAGGATATACTTTAAGTAACGAGGATTAAAATTATGAAGTTTGAAAATGTGCAGACATATAACTTTGAACACGCACTTCGGGGTATGCGCAATCCCAAGAATAGCTGGCATTTAAGTGATAGTTCTTATGGTATGTGCAGATGGGATTGTTTAACTGAAATTGCAAAGCCTGTTTTTGAACAGTATGATTACGAAGAAGAATATGAATATTTTACTGATAATGGCCTGATAAGAACAGATGATGAAGTCGTGGAGTATGCTTATATAGGGCCAAAAGATATGAAGTTAGCGCAAAATCTTATTAAAGCAGGGCCGGAACATCGGAAGTTTTTAAGACAGATATTTGTGACTGTAGACATCACAGCACCTTTATACTTTTACAAAGAATTTGATACCTACAAAGTTTCAACCGTGGCTAATTCCACTTCAACCATGCATAAGCTCACCTCAAAGCCGATTTCCGCAGATTGTTTTGAATTAGGAGACGTTCATCCTTCTCTTGATTTGGATAATGGAACAATAGGCGAAATAGCGGAAGGGTTTATTGAGCGACTGGAAGAAATACGTCAGAAGTATCTGGCTTTTAAAGATACTAACCCGAATTTAGCCAAGTTATACTGGAAAGAACTTGTGCGGTGGCTGCCTGAGTCGTGGCTTCAAACTCGCACAGTCACCATGAATTACGAGACTTTGCGTTCTATGTACCATCAACGCAAAGAACATAAACTTGTAGAATGGCGAATAGATTTTGTGAATTTTATCAAGACATTGCCTTATGCCAATGAGTTTATCTTGTTTGAAAATTAATTAAATAAATGATATAATATATATAGAAATTAAGTAAAGGATGTAAGTAAGGTAATGGATAAGAATATAGCTTTTTTAGATTTCTTTGATTATCTTGTAACTAATTGTAAGTATCCTATTGAAAGTTTTCCAGATGGAGTAGAAGATGTTCTTGAGTCTTTGCGGAGCCGAGGTGTAGAGAAGCCTTTACTCACGGACTCTGGAGTAGAAATTCTCGAATATCTTCAGAGCCTTGGAGATGGTACCCCGGTTAAGGCAAAAGATATTGCTGAAGGAATGGGAGTTTCATCGAGAAAAGTTTCTGGTTCGATGCGGAAGTTGGTTACAGATGAATTTGTAGAGAAGTTTGGGCAGTCACCTGTTTCCTATGCGCTAACTACAAAGGGCAAAGAATTTGATATTGAAAATTTTAAAAAGGAGAAAATAACTAATGAGTAAGAAGAATTTTATTAATACATCCAGAATTGAAGGTTATCTGTACGAGCATAACCTGAAGGAGAGAGTAACTGGCCCCAATTCAAAGAACCCCGGTCAGAAATATATTTCGGGTGATATTAGTATCGCAACTGACGATGATATGCTGAATGTGGTTAAGGTTTATTTCACATATGTGGTTGAGTTTTATGCTCCTAAGAACCCTGGTGAGGCACCCCGTCAGAACGCAAACTATCCCATTCTGAATAATATTCTTAATGGCACTATTAAGACCGTTATGTCTGATGGCAAGGAGAATGCAGCCAAGTTCCGCATTGACTCTGCTCTTGCTCTGAATGAGTGGTATGATGCAAGAAATGGCAATGCTCTTGTAAGCGTAATGCGTAACGAGGGCGGTTTCATTCACGCTACTTCTGAGCTTAATTCCGAGAGTAGCCGTGCTACCTTTGAGGAAGATATGATAATCACCAACTTTAGTAGAACAGAAGCAACAGACACACAGCCGGAGAAGGGTGTCATAAAGGGTGCTATTATTGGTTATGGTAATAGACTTCTGCCTGTTAGCTTCTCCGTGCTGAACCCGCAGGCTATGAATTATTTTGAGGGTCTTGAGCCTACTCAGAAGTCTCCTGTATTTACCAAGCTTCGTGGTCAGCAGATTTCTAAGACGGTCGTTCGAGAGATTACTGAAGAGAGTGCTTGGGGCGAGCCGGTTGTGAAGCAAGTACGTTCCACTCAGAAAGATTTCGTTATTACATGGGCACAGCCTGAGCCTTATATCTGGGATGACGAGTCTACTCTTACTGCAAACGACCTTAATGAGATGATTGCCGCAAGAGAAATTCATCTTGCAGAGCTGAAGAAGAGCAGCGATGAACGTCAGGCAGCGAATGGTGGAGCTTTCTCGGTAGCCGCTCCTGCCAAGGGCGAATATAAGTTTTAATTATCAAGGGAGAGAGGATTTTCTCTCTCCCTTTTTCTTTTAATAAAGGAGTGTATGAGAATGGCTATCAATCTATTAGGAATAAAACCCCACAATGTATCGAAAGATTTATCTGGCTACATTACGTTCATCTACGGGCCCGCGAAGAGTGGCAAGACGACTTTCGGCTCACAAATGCCAGGTCATCTTATTCTAGCTTTCGAACGTGGATATAATGCAATACCTGGTGCAATGGTTCAAGACATTACATCTTGGGGAGATATGAAACAGACTCTCCGAGAGTTAAAAAAAGAAGAAGTGAAACAAGTATTTAAAAGCATTATAATTGATACTTGTGATATTGCCGCAGAAATGTGCCAGAAATATATTTGCAATCAGCTGGGAATTGAGAATATTGGAGATGGCGGATGGACTAACAATGGCTGGGCAAAATACAAAAAGGAATTTGAAGAAACCTTCAGAACTCTGGCTCAATTAGGTTACGCAGTCGTGTTTATAAGCCATGATAAAGAAAAAACCATTAAGCCTCAAAATGGTACTGAATATCAGCAGATAGGTTCTTCAATGCAGAGTTCAGCGCTTTCAGTTATCGAGAATATGAGTGACATAATAGGTTACGCACATCCCAAAATAGGCCCAGATGGTTCTTCTAAAGTTGTGCTTACTTTACGTTCTTCTGATAATAGTGTCCGCTGCGGTTGTCGCTTTAAGTATATTAAGCCAGAAATTGATTTCAGTTATTTCGCGTTAACCGAAGCTCTTAACGAAGCAATAGAAAAAGAAGCAAGAGAAACAAATAATATGTATCTCACCAGTGAGAGACAAACTCCTACCCCAATAAAGGAATATGATTTTGATGCTCTTTCAAATACTATTCAGGAAGTTATTGGAGAACTTATGAGTAAAAATCAATCTAACGCTACAAAAATTACTTCGGTTATTGAGCGTTATCTTGGTAAGAATAAGAAGGTTTCAGATTGCACCCCTGACCAGTGCGAAATGATGGACTTGATTGTTCAAGACCTTCAAGCAATGTTAAATAATTAATTCCAAAAGAGGAAGAGCTTGACCCTAAAGTTCTTCCTCTCTTGTTTTATTTATTAAATTATGATATAATAGATATAGAAAGGAGCGTAGATAAAGTGGCTAAGAGACTTGTTAAATGTCTCTACTGTGGTCAAACCTTTGATGCTAATAGCGAACCTTTTATGAAACCAAAGTCTAACCGTTATGCGCATTTGTCTTGCGCACAAGCAAGAGAAGAAGAACAAACTCAAGTAGAGCAAGACAAGGAAATTCTTGAAAATTATATCAAAGAACTATTTGGAATTAGCTCTATTACTCAAAAAATTCAAAAACAAATAGATACTTGTATTAATGAAAATAATTATACTTACAGTGGAATTTATAAAACGCTTAAATACTTCTTTGAAATTCGCGGAAATGATATAGAGCGAGCCAACGGGGGCATAGGTATCGTGTTCTATGTCTACGAGGAAGCTTGCAATTATTATCGAGCTATCTGGGAATCACAACAAAAGAACATAGATGTTCGTGTCGAAGATTATGTTAAGCCTGCGCGAGAGGTG